ATGCTCGTCGACGAGCCCGGCACCGTGTCGATCATCGAAAGCACGATGCAAGGGGAGACCGGCACATTTTTCAAGGAACTCTGCGAGCGAGCCCGGCAGGGGGAGAGCGCGTACAACTTCCTGTTCATGAGCGTCTTCGACGACCCGCAATACTGGCTGAAGCCCGGCGAGGGGCGCCCGCTGGAGAGCTATGCGCCGTCGGACGTGGAGCGGTTTGTGGGCGGATGGGACGAGGACCTGCGCCGCTACTGGAAGCAGGGCGCAACGCTGGAGCAGCTCAACTGGTACGCCGTCCAGCGGACGAAACCCGGATACATCGTCGAGCCTTGGCGCTTGAAGGAAGAGTTTCCCGTCACGGTGGGCGAGGCGTTCCAGGTGGGGCAGAGGCACGTCTTCCCGCAGCCCTACCGCGATGCGGCTCGCGCCTCGTGCAAGGAGCCGGCAAAGCAGGGGCGCCTCTACGGCAGCGCCCAGACGGGCGCCGAGGCGCTGGAGGACATCACCTTCGAGGCCGACCCGCGCGGCGAGCTGAAGGTCTGGCGCGAGCCGGGCGACGACTTTGGCGGCCTGTTGGACCCGTGGCTGGAGGAGGCGCGCAGGCAGGGCGGGCGCATCGTGAATCGGTACTGCGCGTTTTCCGACGTGGGGCCGGGGCAGTCCGCAGACGCCGACTATTCGGTGACGACGATCCTAGATCGTGCCCCGCTCTTGTTCGGCGGGTGGCCGGAAGTGGTGGCCGAGTGGCGCGGGCACGAGGACCCAGACCTGTACGCGTGGCGCGCCGCGCGCCTGTGCGCGTGGTACAACAATGCGTATTGGGGCATCGAGGTGAACAGCTACGAGACGGAGAAGGAGATGGACGAGCGATCCCCCGACTACGGCCTCACGGTCGTCGACGAGGTAAAGCACGTCTGCAACCTCTTCCACCGGCGCGTCTGGGACAAGGACGAGGGGGAATACACGAAAAAAGCGGGCTGGTACACGACGAAGAAGACAAAGCAACTGCTCATCTCCGCCCTGACGAAGCACCTGCGCGGCGCGAAGCAGTCGCAGGCCGATGAAGGCGAGGTGCCGGAGCAGGCCTACGTCGAGCGACACCACCGGGCGGTGAAGGAGATGGGCCATTTCCTCCACATCGAGGGCTCGATGAAAGCGCCGAGCGGCAAGAAGGACGACACTGTCATTACGCGGGGCGGGATCTGTTTTTTAAACCAAAAAATGCCTCCGCCAAAAGTAAAAGCCCCCCCGAAGCGGGGATCGCAGATCAGCGGAGCGACCCGCATCTGAAAAATGTACCCGCGTCTCGAAACACCGGCCCACCTGTCGCATATTCCTACCCAAATTGTACTCCTACGGCTCACGTCGCTGTGAGCCGACGGAGCAGCGCCAGGCCCTCATCACCCAACGGCGGGGCAGGGATTGAATCGCACCCTTGTGGTATTGAAATCGCCGAACGGCCACCGTGCCTTCAGGCTTGGCACCCGATTGAATCGCACCCTTGTGGTATTGAAATTTGTGGTATTGAGGTTTTGGGATTGAGCGCTTGTGATTGAAGGGGGAGGGCGCAGTCGCTTTCTCACATTCGACGCTCCCTAGGGAGCCCGGCATCTGGCATATATGCCCCCCGGCCAGGTGTCGGGCTTTTCCCTTTTGGACCCTTTGGGCGCCTTTTGACGCAATGGCAACCGCAGGCACCTACAACAAACCGGTCTCGACCCGCGCCCGGCGCCGCCCCGACCGCGCGGCGCGCGACCTGGACGGTGCCTATCTGGTAAACGGGCGCCTGGCGACGCTTGACGACAGCCGGGATGTGTTGGAGCGCTCGGCCCGCGCCTGGGAGGCCCTCGACGACTTCCGCGAGCGACGACGCACAAATAGAGACTACCTGTTCGGCGACCAGTGGTCCGAACCGGTCACAAAGCCAGACGGCACCCAGATTACAGAGCGCGAGGCGATTGAGGCGCAAGGACGAGAGCCGTGGGAGATGAACCGGGTGCGCCCGATCATCCGAAACCTGGAGGGCCAGCTTCGCCAAAACGAGAGTGACCGGCAGGTCTTTGCCGTCAACCGCGAGGACAACGAAGCGGCCCGAGTGATGACGCAGGCGCTCCGCGAGGCGCGCAAGATCAACGAGATGCCGAGGGTGGAAGCCCACCAGTTCTTGGAGCACCTGTTGGCCGGGCGAGCTGCGTTCCGCGTTGGGTACAAGTACATGTCGAAGTACGGGCGCCCAGAGGTGGTGATCGACCCCGTGAACAGCCTGCGCCTGTTTTACAACCCCGACCTCAACGACCCGCGCGGGCGCGACCTGTCCCTCATCGGGCAGCTCCATGACATGGAGCTGGAGGAGGTGGTGAATGCCTTTGCGCCCCGTTCCGAGGAGCTGGCCGAGGCGATCCGCGACTATTACGGCAGCGGCCCCCGGCGCCGGCACCGGGGAAACGAAAACTACGGCTTCCCCGCTCACGATGGCCTCAACTTCCGGACCCCTACGAACACCGATCTCTGCCGCGTGATTGAGGCGTGGCGGGCCGGCAAGACCCCGTTCAAGCACGGCGAGCACCCGTTCGTCATGGGCTTCGGCGACTTTCTCGACGGGGAGGCGCGCGGGCTCATGGACGACCTGATCGACCAGCAGCGCCTCTACAATCGCATGGTGCAGATCATGGACCTCGGTATGAGCACAAGCGCCCGCGGCGTGCTCATGATCCCAGAGGAGATGATCCCGGAGGGCATGTCCATCGAGGAATTTGCAGACGAGTACCAGAAAGTCAACGGCACGATCGTCTACCAAGCCACCACGGACGAGGGCGAGCCGATGCCTGCCCAGCACGCCCCACAGCACGTGTTCAGTCAGTCCATTCCTGCCGGGGCGTTTGAGTGGCTTGAAATGATGAACCAAGAGATGCGGGACGCCAGCGGCGTGAAGGGGCCAGTCATGGGCGATGCGGCCAAAAGTGACACGCCCGCGTCCCTCTACAACCAGCAAATCGTCCAGTCGCAACTCACAAACCTGGACCAGTTCGAGAGCTACTTCGAGACGCTGCACAACGTGGACTTGAAAGCGGTGAAGGTGGCAGCGCAGTTCCACCAGGACGGGCGCCGCGTGCGCGGGGAGGGGGACGAGGGCGTGATGGAGTTTAACAAGGAGCAAATTCAGTCCTTGGAGTTCGACGTGTCCGTCGCGCAGGTGAGCGACACGGCCACCTACCGGCAGCTTTGGGAGGACGACCTCAAGGAGATGCTGGGGGCGGGCCTGCTCACATTCCGCCAGTACCTGAAGGTTTCCAGCCATCCGCGCGCCGACGAATTGTTGGAGCTCATCCAGCGCATGAACCCGCTGGTGGAAGAGGGCGGGGAGGGGAGCCCCGCCGAACAAGCCAAGCGGCAGGGTGCGAGCCCAGAGATTCAGCGCGCCCTCAAGGCGGCGGAGGCCGGCAGCAAGGCCGCCGGACAGAACATGAGCCCAGAGGCGCGCCGCCAGCTTCGCGCTCGATTGATTCAGCAAGCCGAAGAAAACAACGACCGTCGCGCGCAGGCGCTTCTTGCGCAGGCGGCCTAGCCTTTTTTCACCGACCCATTGACCCCTTATGTCCGACGCAGACAGCACCGACACGGACGGCCCCTCCACCACGCAGACCGACGAGGTGGTCGGCCAATTTGAGGACGGCACCACCGCCGCGGAGGCTACGCTTTTCCCGCCGCCCAAAAGCACGGAGAACGACCAACAACGCCGCACCGCCAACGGCCAGCCGGTGGACGAAAACGACGAGCCAGTGAGCGACGCCGAACCCGACGGGGACACGGGCGAAGACACCCCCACCGATGAGCCGACCGCCGATTCCGGCGACGCGGAGGCGGACACGAACGCCGGCGACACGGACGGCGACGACGCGGAGCCGATGGACCCGAGTTGGTTTGCTCAAGAGACTGGCATCAACGCCGACTCTCCAGAGGAGGCGGCTCGGAAGGTGAATCACCTGAAAGATCAGAACGCGGGGTATCGGGAGCTTCAAACAATCATCGACAACAGCCCCGGCTTCCAGCGCATGCTCAACGCAATGGCCGACGGAAAGACCGCCGCCGAGGCCGCGGCCGAGTTGGACGGAGTGCAGACGCAAGCCCCCGACCCGAACGAGAACCCCGAGGCGTACGCCGAATGGAAGGCTGCCCAGAAAATGAAGGAGCAGCAGGCCGAACAGCAGTCAGAGCAGCAGCGCGAACGCCGAGAGCAGATCCAGCGGAAGAAGGCGCGCATTGAGGAAGAGTTCTACAATGTCGTGGAGCAGCACGAGGACATTGACCCCGAGGCGTTGGGCACGACGCTCAAGCGGCTGACGGTGACGGCCCCAGGCGCGACGTTTCGCGCGCGGGACCTGCACGTGCTGGCAAAAGGGCTCAAGTTTGACGAGGCCGTGGAGCAGGCCCGGAAAGAGGGGCGCGAGGAAGCGCTCCAGCAGGTGCGCGACGACGGCACGGTGAAGGCCCAGGACGGGCTTCCCGACCTGCACAGTTCCGGCGGCGGCGCAAGCGAAAACGACGAGGGATCAGGCGTGGAAAACGCCGGCCTGTTTGGCCCGACGCAGGCCGACATGGGCGGCATCCACGACCGCGTGTAGCGGCAGGCGAACCCCCATTTGGGTGCAGAGCGCACCCCTGAAAACGTGCGATCCGGCAGGCAGCGCAAGGCCCACAAGGCCCTCGAAAGAGGCCCGGTGCGGCCACTCATCGCACGTTTCACAACTGATTTTTCGACTCATGAAGACGCGACACTTTCGATGGGCGTGCGGACTTGTGGCCGCAGCGTTGGCCCTGCTCGCCCCGTTTACACTCGATTTCTCTCTGACCTCGATTGCCCCGGGGACGCTCCTGATGTTTGGGTTCGGCCTCACGCTAAAACGGGGGGCGGCCCTCGATAGCGCAACCCCGGACGACATCATCTTGGAGGATGTTTCCGACCGCCTCACGTGGCGTCGCCCGTTCGACTCGCCCCTCTACGTGCTACTTCGCAACTTGCGCAAGGGCGAGATGGCGAAAGGCACCGAGATCAAGTGGCACGAAGTGGGGACGACGCCCAGAACTACTACGAAGAACGGCAGCAGCACGAGCGGGTCGGCGAACGCGTCGAAACAAATCGACGTCAACGACGACCATTTCCAGCGCGACGACGTGCTGTGGCTCCCAGAAAACAGCACCGACTCGACCGCTAAACTGATCGTAGAAAAGGCGTCTGCCGGTAAAATCACGGTCTACCGGATTGACGGCGGGGGCACGAACACCTGGGGCACCGTGCCGCCGATGAGCGATGGCGAGAAGATTGTGCGCCTCGGCAAATCGAAGGTGGAGTTCTTCGAGCGGTCGCCGTTCCGCACGACCTACCCGAAGGAGTACAGCAACTACGTCCAAAGGGAAGACGAAGTCGTTGGCATCTCTCGCACGAAGCAGGCGACGGGCGATTACGCAGGGGATTCGTGGGACGTACAGCGCGACAACCAGGTCTGGGATTTTCAGACCTCGCGCGAGTCGATGCTGTTTTTCGGCGAGAAAGCGATTCGCGACACGACCGGCGGAACGGGCAACTTCGAGGACGGCAAGCGCGGGTTCATGGGCGGGATCAACTACTTCGGCCCAGGCAACACGCTGTCGTACTCGGCCAGCTCGTTCGATACGGGCAAGCTCCTGGACATGGTGCGCCGCACCTTCACGGGCGACAACGGGAGCCAGACGCGGTATCTGTTCGCCGATTCGCTGATGCTCCAGGACATCATGCAGCTCGACAATGAGCTGAAGCAGCGGGATTACGAGTCGCAGCAGCTGCGTCGCATCCTGCCGGAGATCGACATGTACTTCGGCAACGTGCGAGTCGTCTACGAGCCCCTGTTCGACGAGTACGGCCTGAGCCGCTACGGCTTCCTGCTCGACCTCACAAACATCGCCATCCGCGAGCTGAACGAAATGAAAACCAAGCGGCTCGAAATGGAGGAATACGACGGCATGGGCGTGCAGGTGAAGGAGGAAATGAGCGTCGAGTGGCGCTACCTCGACACCCACGCGAAGATCACTGGCTCGCCCTAGGCCCTCGCCCTCATAGCACACTCACATACGCGGTGGCCCGGCGCCACCGCACGGCTTCGCCTAGCGCCCCATTCCTGCTCGGGTTGGCCGGCGCGGGGGCGAGGCCGTGCAGTGGCGCCCTGCGCCGCAAAACGCGGTTTTCTGCCAACCCGACCCTTGATCCCCATGAGCACAGACGAAACAATCACCGTCGACGGCGAAGAGCGCCCCGTCTCCGACCTCACGTTCATCTCGCTGGCCGGCCCCGGGCTGGTGGTCCAGCACACGGCTCGCGCAGAAGAGCAGCTCACGGGCACTGGCATGGTGCCGCCCGACCCCATCGAGTTTGGCGAGAGCAAGGAGTACACGCCCAAAAACGCCACCGAGGCAAACGAGCTGCTGCATCACCCGCACAACGCCGAGGTGGAGGGCAATCAGGACCTGTTCGTCCTTTTCGACGAGGAGGAAGACGCGACGCCCCCGCCGCAGGACGAAGAAGTCCCCGACGGCTACGCCAAGGTGAACGGCGAGGTCATTCCGATCGAGGAGGCCGTGCAGCAGATGGGCGGCACCTCCGAAAACGGCACGGCAGACTCCAGTGGAGAGGGGGCCGACGACCCCTCGACCGACCTGACGCCGCTCACGGCCCCGGAAGGGGAGAAGATTACCACGAAGCAGGACGCCCTCGAAGCCCTCGCCGCCGAGGGGGTCCCGTTTGGCGACGACGCCCCGCGCCCCCACGACGCGAAAGACGAGATCATCGCGTTTGCCCACCAAAACGGCTACCGGTTCCCCAACTACGAGTAGACAGGGAGCCCTCCGACACGACTTGCGCGCGCCTGCCGGTTCGCGCAGCCCCGCCCGCTCGACTGCGGGTGGGCGGGGCTTTTGTTTTGCCCTTCGCCACGCCTTCGGCCGCCCCATGCTCCAGTCCGCTAGCGACGTACTGACCCGCGCCAAGACCCGCATCGGCACGCTGGCCGAGCGGGCCGGCGATCCGTCCATCGCGGCCAGCGACGCGGACGACGACCAGCTCAAATCCTATCTGAGCGAGGCGTTCACCGAGCTGGCGAAGGACACCGATCGCCTGAAGACCACCACGACGCCCATGACGACGCCCTCGCAGGCCTACGTCCCTCTTCCGCCGCACATCGACGTAATCGAGGAGGCGCGGGTCCTGGACGGCGGGACGGCCCACGAAATGAAGGTCTACGACGGCGCCGAAATGGCCCGCGCGGCCCAGAGCCCCGACGCCGACAGCGGGCGGCCCAAGTTCATTGGCGAGCACGCCGGCAGGCTGTGGCTCCACCCGGTGCCAAGCCAGGAGTACGAGTTGGAACTCACCTGCCAAATGAACGGGGCGCACGGCGAGCAGCCGCCCACCGACGACACCGAGCCTCCCACCCTCGATGGCCTCGTCGGTAAAACGCCCGCCGAGCTCACGCGGTCGCTCGTGTCCTATGTGGTGGCCGAGTGGTTTGC